CGTTTCTCGCCTTCAAGGCCGTGATGATCGCCGCCCAGATCGCCACAGCCGCCGAGACGCTCGGACTGACGGAGCTGGACGCGGCGATGCTCCTGAACCCGATCGGCCTCGTGATCGTGGCGATCGTCGCGCTCGTCGCCGCGTTCGTGATCCTCTGGAAGAAGTCCGCGACGTTCCGCGACATGGTCTACGCCGTCTGGCACGCCCTGGAGTGGGCGTTCGATTGGGCGAAGCAGAACTGGCCGCTTTTGGTCGGGATCCTGGGGGGCCCGTTCGGGCTCGCGGCCGCCTACATCATCACCCACTGGGGCCAGGTCAAGCAGGTGATCTTCGAGGTGTGGAACTGGATCAAGAAGAACTGGCCGCTGCTGGTCGCCATCCTCGGCGGCCCGTTCGCGCTGGCGATCGAGCAGATCATCACCCACTGGGACACGCTCAAGAAGGCTGTCGGCAAAGCGATCGACTGGATCATCGGGAAGATCAAGACGCTGCTGCACCTGATCACCGGCATCCCCGACAAGCTCACCGGCCTGGCCAAGAAGATCCCCGGCGTCGGGACGGCGCTGTCGGTCGCTGGGAAGGTCGGCCACTACGCCAACCCGCTCAACTGGTTCGGGCAGGCGGGCGGCATCGTCCCGTACCCGGGCGGCCGCGTCCTCGTCGGCGAGGCCGGCCCGGAGATCATCCGTCTGCCGCCCGCCGCCGTCGTGCATCCGTTGCCGAACGCCGGCGCCGCCGGGCTCGCCGGCGAGTTCACCGTCCGGGTGCCGGTGTTCCTCGACCGCCGCCAGATCGCCGAGGCGGTCGGGTCGTTCACCGCCGACAAGCTGGCGCGCCGCTGATGGCGACGTTGGCGCCGCCGCCTGTCGGGTACGTCCGCGTGTCGACGACCGACCCGCCGATGCGGGTGCTGGCCCGGCTGTGGTCTGACCCGGTCGCGGTCGAGGCCGGCTACGGCGGCTGGATCGAGGTCACCAGGCCCCGCAAGTCGCCGTTGACGACGTGGCAGGCGTCGCCGGGTCTCAGGTTGCAGTTGCCGATCCTCCTCGACGAGTGGACGGCGCAGACGTCGGTGGAGAAGCAGATCGCCGACGTCGAGTTGATGGGCCGCCCGGTCGCGTCGAACGGGAACCCGCCGATCGTGACGGTGCAGGCCCGTGGCGGCCACGTCCCGTACCAGTCGCGCAAGTGGGTGATCGACACGCTCGCGTTCGGCGACGCGCTGACGAACACGTCCGGGAACCGGGTGCGGCAGCAGATCACGCTGCATCTGCTCGAGTACGTCGAGGACGTGTACCTGGCCGAGCAGTCGGCGGCGCAGCGTGAGCGGGCGAAGGCGGCGGCGTCGAAGAGCTCGCCTGGGTCGTCGAAGAAGCGGGCGCCGTCGAAGGGCGGCGCCGCCGGCAAGAGCGGCAGCAAGAGCGCTGCCCAGTTCGCGTCGGGGCCGCTGCTTCCGACCTACCCGTTCGGGGCGGGCGAAAGCCTGGTCAGGGTCGCGGCCCGGGAGCTCGGCGACGCGACCCGCTGGCCCGAGCTCGCCGACCTGAACGGTCTGCGTGACCCGCGCGCGGTGCCGTTCGGGCAGGTGATCCGGCTGCCGTGAGCATCGCGCCGCTCGCCGCCGCGCCGCCACCTGAGATCGACCTCGACATCCAGAAGGTCGTCCTCACCCTCGTCAACCGCAAGATCAAGGGGTTGGACGCACGCGTCGACGCGAGCCTGGTCGACGGGCAGGTGGACCGGACGATGCAGGGCGCGTCGACGATGACGATGGTGCTCCACGACCCCGACCGGATCCTGCTCAACTCCGGCATGTTCGAGTACGTGATCGAGGTCCAACTCGACCGGTTCTCCTTCCGGCTGGTGCAGGTCGTCAAGCAGGGCGACGACCTGACGTGCACGTTCGAGGACCGCGTCGTCTCCTGGCTGCGTGAGGGCACCACACCCCGGAAGGCATCCCGGACGGCGATGACCAGGGCGGAGTTCGCGTACTCGCTGGTGCGCGAGATCAAGAAGGGCGGCGGCATCGACTTCTACTGCCCGGAGCTCCACGTCCGCCAGCCGATCGCCAAAGCGGCGCAGAAGCAGTCGGCGACGACCAGGAAGGCGAACCGCGACCCGGGCGTCAGCCGGGCCGCCTCGGGGCTGACGGTCAAGGGCGCGAAGGCCACGTCGTCGCAGATCCGCTACGCCGAACGCGCCCTGGACGTGGCCCGGTCGCTGAACGCGCCGGTCAAGGCGCAGCTCGCGCTGATCGAGGCGTGCATCGTCGAGAGCCTGCTGTCGAACCTCGCCGGCGGCACCCTCGACAGCGCCGGCATCTTGCAGGTGCGCGCGTCGACGGCCGGCCCGATGGGGATCTCGAACATGGACGTCGAGGCGTGCTGCAACGCGTTCCTGACCAAGGGCTTCTCCGGCAACGGCGGCGCGATCAGCCTGGCCAGGTCGAGCCCAGGCATGAGCGCGGGCCAGATCGCACAGGCGGTGCAGGGCTCCGCCTACCCGGGCCGCTACGACCAGGCACAGGCCGAAGCACAGGCGTTCCTCGACGCCTACCAGGGCACCGACATCTCGGGCGGCGCGAGCTCGTCGCAGGCGTCGACGGTGATCGTCCCGTACCAGTTCCAGCGCGGCGGCACCGCCGCCGGCGCGACGGCGAAGGCGAAGGAGTCGACGTGGGACTGCATCCAGCGCCTGGCTCAGGAGGTCAACTGGGCGTGCTTCGTGTCGGAAAACGTCTGCTACTTCATCTCAGAACCGGAGCTGATCAAGGCGAAGCCGTCGATGATCATCTCGGAGCAGACGCCCGGCGTCAGCGTGGTCGACTTCGACATCGACCACGGCAAGGTCCGAGACATCGTCACCGTCCACGCCCGCGCCTCCAGGTGGATCGCCGCACCCGGAGCAGTCGTCGTGATCGAGAACTGCGGCCCTGCAGACGGACGCTGGCTCGTGCAGGACATGACCCGCAGCCTGTTCGACGCGGACACGACGATCACGATGCAGCGGGCGACGCAACCGCTGCCGGAACCAGCCCCGTCGACGACAACGGTGTCGGCGACGTCGAAGACGGCGATCGCGCAGGCGGCGCTGTCGGGCGACGTGTGCTCGCAGGTGCTCCAGGCGGCGCAGGCGCTGGCGGCGAAGCGGTTCCCGTACGTGTGGGACGGCGGCCACGCGAGCGCCGGCACGGCCGACACCGGGGCGCCGGGGCCCGGCTACACCGGCCACACGGTCGGCTTCGACTGCTCCGGGTCGACCGGGGCGGTGCTCGCCGCTGTCGGGCTCGGGTTCAAGCCTGGCGACTCGGTGCCAGACTCCGGGACGATGGCGAGGTCATGGGGCGAGGCGGGCGAAGGGCAGTGCCTGACGGTGTGGGCGAACGCGACGCACGTGTTCATGTTCATCAAGGGCGACCACTACGGCACCGGGTCGGCGGGCAACGCGGGCGGGTTCGCGCACCAGCCGATGCGGTCGACGGCAGGCTTCACTCCCCGACACTGGCCGGGCCTATGACCCCTATAGCTGTCCAACTACCCGCACACGTAGAAGGTGGCCAGCTATGACCAACCAGCTCGTCGACCTGCTCTCCCAGCCGCCGCCGAGCTCGCAACGGCTCCCGGCGACCGTCCTCGGCCGCGCCGCCAACTCCGTCACGACACCCGACGACGACCTCTACGTCACCATCGGCTCCTTCGACGGGCACCGGCAACAGTGGGGCCCGTGCCAGTGGGCACCAGCCAACGCGCTCCCCACCCGAGGCGACGACGTCCTCGTCGTCTTCGACGAAGACCAGCAGCCGTGGGTCGTCGCGTTCACCTGGGGCTCACGCACCGCCGTCGGCACCGTCGCCGCGCCGGCACCGACCCTGTCGACCGACCCGCTGTTCGCCAACGTCGACGCCGAGAAGTTCGGGCCGATGCCGTGGTCGCCGCGGTTCATCATCCCCAAGCTCGGCGACCAGATCCTCGTCCAGCTCGACGAGGACGGCAACCCCTGGGGCATGGTCGTGACGGTGCCGCCGCCGGCCTCGCCGCCGCCGCCGATCCCGCGCCTGATGGCCTACCAGCCGTTCACCGCCGACGTGCCGTTCACCGCGATCACAGACGGCACCAGCCAGGTCGTCGCCACCACACCGTCCGCGAACTACGACGGCAGCCCCGTCTACGTCGAGCTGTTCTCCCCGCGGTTCGAGTCGAACGCGTCCGCGCCGCAGGGCTACTACATCGCGCTCTTCCGCGACTCCGGCTCGAGCCAGGTCTACCTGGCGTCGAAGTGGTGCTCACGGCTGCTGACGAACGCCGGCCCGTTCAACGAGCTCCGCCTCGGCTTCCGCGACACGCCACCGGCAGGAGCGCACACCTACAGCGCCCGTGCCTGGTCGGACTCCGCGAACGGCGGCACCGTCAGGGCCGGCGCCGGCGGCCAGAACAACCTGGCGCCCGGCTTCCTGCGGGTGGTGCTCGACATCTGATGGCCGACGTCCCGCACTTCTCGCTGCCGTTCCGGTTCGGGCCGCCCGCCGCCGTCACCGAGCAGGACTCGCTCGACGAGATCTCCGACTGCTGCCTGGCGATCATGCTCTGCCCGACCACGTTCCGCGTCGAGCTGCCCGAGTTCGGCATCCCCGACCCGACGTTCTCCAGCCCCGAGGTCGACGTCACCGTCATCCGCGACGCAGTCGAGCGGTGGGAGCCGCGCGCGTCGCTGCAGATCAGCGAACACATCGACCCGCTCGACGAGCTCGTCGCCCGCGTCGACGCGTTCGTCCAGCTACGAGCCGAGGAGTAGCCGATGCCGTACATCGACGTCACGATCGAAACCGAGCCGGTCGACCTCGCCGCCGACGCGTTCGGCTACATCGAAGCGCAGGTGCCCGGCTGGCTCCCGTCGCCGGGCAACCTCGAGGCGTGGCTGATCGAGGCGCTGGCGCAGATCGCCGGCGAGCTGCGCGTCCTCGTCGGCCTGGTGCCCGAGGACATCTTCAAGTTCTACGGCGCGACGATCATGGGCATCCCGCCCTACGCCGCGCTCGCCGCCAACGCCACCACCGTCTGGACCGCGATCGACACCGGCGGCTACACGATCAGCGCCGGCACCGTCGTCGGGATCACGCCACCCGCGTCGCAGGACACCTACGGGTTCCAGGTCACCGCCGACGTTGTGATTCCGGCCGGGCAGACGACCGCGTCGGTGCAGGTCGTGGCGATCCAGCCCGGCGCCGACGCGTCCGGGATCACCGGAACCGTCGCCATGATCGACGTCCTCGACTTCATCCAGTCGGTGACGCTCGCCGGCGCCACCACAGGCGGCCAGGACGCCGAGACCGCCGACGCCTACCTGAACCGGCTCTCGGACATGCTGACGCTGCTGGCGCCGCGGCCGATCCTGCCGAACGACTTCGCAGTCATGGCCCGCACGATGACTCCCGGGGTCGCCCGGGCGTGCGCCGTCGACCTCTACAACCTGTCGACGCAGACCGGCAACCAGCCGCGCTGCTGCAGCGTCTTCGTCTGCGACCAGAACGGGAACGTCTGCTCGGCCGCCGTCAAGACCGCGTGCCTGTCGCAGCTCCAGTCGCAACGCGAGATCAACTTCCTCGTCTTCGTCGGCGACCCGACCTACAACCAGATCGACGTCACGTTCCAGGTCGTCAACTACTCCGGGTACGACCCGACCGACGTCCAAAACCGCGTCATCGCCGCGCTCACCGACTACCTGCAGCCGTACAACTGGGGGCTGCCGCAGTTCGGCGACAGCGGGTCGGTCAACTGGATCAACGAGACGACCCTGCGCTACCTCGAGGTCACACAGGTGATCAACAACGTGGCCGGCGTCCGCTACGTCAAGCCCACGACGACGATCGGCAAGCACGGCGGCGCGATGGGCACCGTCGACGTCGCCCTCACCGGCCAGGCGCCACTCACCCAGCCAGGCACGATCACCGGGACGTCCGGGCTGACGTGAGCACGACGTCGTACACGCCGGTCGGAGGGATGCAGCTCGGCAAGCCGCCGACGCCACCGCCTGTCCCGCCCGGCCTGACGCCGCAGGCGTTCGCCGCCGACCTGTACCAGGCGCTCGCACCCTTGACCGCCCAGGAGCCCTACAACGGGTTCTCGCTGCTGATCCTCTGCAACGCGATCGGCGTCATGTTCCAGATGGTCGACGACTGGGTCCGAGACCAGCCGCAAGGGCCCGGCTGGTCGCTGCTCCTCGACATCAACCGCTGCCCCACCGAAGCGCTCGGGTGGCTCGGCCAGTTCGTCGGCGTCCGCATCCCAGGCAGCCTCACCGACGCGCAGCAACGCGCCTGGATCCTGTCAATGATCGGGTTCCGCCGCGGCACCCCGGCCGCCATGATCGCCGCCGTCCAGGCCACCCTGACCGGCACCAAGACCGTCACGCTGGTCGAGCGCGACGGCGACCCGTACGCGCTGACCGTGAAGACGATCGCGGGCGAGACGACGCCGGCGACGAGCGCGGCGATCCTGTCGCAGAAACCGGCCGGGATCACGCTCGGCACGACCGGCACCGGCGGCGTGCAGACGTGGGGCACGCTGAAGACGCGCAACGCGACCTGGGCGGTCGAGCTCGGCAAGTACGGCAACTGGTCGAACGCCCTCTTCGCCATCCCACCCACCTAGGAGGCTGGAATGCTGACGACCCCAAACTACGCGCTCCGCTACCCGCAGTCGACCGACCCTGCCGACGGGCCAACCCACATCGGCGACCTGGCGTCCGACGTCGACGGTGTCCTCAAGACGCAGATCTGGACGCCGCTCGACAACCGCGTCAAGGCGCTCGAGGCGATCGGGCCGCCGGCACCGGCACCGACGACGCAGAACGGCTCCTGGACGCTCGGCGGCTCCGTCAGCCTCCCGGCCGCCACCTGGACGACGCTGGTGGCGACGCCGTCGCTGGCGAAAGGGACGTGGCTGCTGATCGGCCAGGCGCAGGTGCTCGCCACCGACAACTCGAACCCCGGCCACACCAGCTGCCACATCAAGGACACGCAGGTGTGGACGGCGGGCGGCGGCTACCCCGACAGCCGCGCCGGCGAGATGCAGATCTTCATTCACGCGATCGTCGTCCTTGCCGTCGCCACCGTCGAGCGGTTCGAGGCCTACAACGGCGTCGGCAAGTCGCAGATCATGCCGAACGGCCCGAACGGAGAGCCGGCCGCGACCAAGCTGTCGTGGATCAAGCTCGCCTAGTAGATCCCGAACCAGAGCATGGATGCGGACGCGCCGAACACCGCCGGGTTCGGAAGCGCGGCGAGGCTCTGCTGGATTTGCGACGGGGTCGGGGCGTGGCCGACGCCGCCGCCGCCGGACCCGGCCTGGCCGATGCCCGCCCACGACACGGACGTCGTTGTGAACACCTGGAAGACGCAGACATAGAACGGGGCGGCCGGCATCGCCAGCGGCGTGACGAGGTTCTTCGACACGTTGCCGACGCCGGGCGGCGACGCCGAGAAGTCGGCCGTGTTAGCGAGCAGCGCGCTCGTCGCCTGGTCGTAGATCGCAAACTGGAGCAGCGTCAGCCCGGCACCGGCGATGGAGCAGATCGCTTCGATCGTGTGGATCGTCGGCAGCCGGGCGCGCTGAGCGGCGGTCGGCTCGAACAGCGAGCCGAGCAGCTGCCCTGACTGCTGGTTGCGCCCGAGGAAGGCGAGGCCGGGAGGGAACAGCTCGATGCCGCCCTGCGGCTTGCGGTACTCGTCAACGGTGCGGTCGAACCAGCCCGGCTCAGGTGCCGGGCCAGTCGGCCCTTGCACGCCTTGCGGCCCGGGCGGGCCGGCTGCACCTGTCGGCCCGATCGGCCCTTGCGGGCCGGCTGCGCCGACATCGCCTTTCTGACCCTGCGGACCCTGCGGACCCGGCGGGCCCTGCGGGCCTTGAGCGCCGGTGCTGCCGGTCGGGCCGACGTTGCCCTGCGGCCCCGGCGGGCCGGTCGTCCCCGTCTGTCCGGTCGCGCCGTCTGGGCCTTGCGGGCCGTCAGGGCCGACGTCTCCCTGCGGCCCCGGCGGCCCCGGCGGGCCGACGTCTCCTTCCGGGCCGGGCGGCCCGATCGGGCCGGTGATCATCAGCGGCGGCGTCGCCGACGCGGCGACAGCCTCGTCGAGCTGCGACCGCTGCACCGGAAACGACTCCTGCCGGACGATCGTGATGCCGCCCTCGCCGCGTGCGGTCGCCCGGTACCAGCCGTACCCGTTGGCGACGACGTAGCGGTACGACCACTCGCCGACTGATGGGTTCGTCAGCTCGCCGTCCGTCGATGTCCAGGAGAGCTGCTGGCCGTCGGGGCAGATCAGCTCGAACGTCACCGTCTCCGGGTCGGCCGCCACGCCCGACTCGTCTGTGAACTGGACCGTGAGAGCGACCTCGTCGCCGATGTCGTACGGCGCTTCCTTCACGCGAACGAGTGTACGCGCCAGGCGAACGGGTGTACGATTCGCCGCAACCGCCCGAGGGGGTCGCTGGTGCCAACCGAAGCCGAGCTCAAGGCGGCGGCGAAAGAAGCAGAAGCCGCCGAGAAACAGCGGTTCGACGACTGGAAGAAGCTCCAGGAGGACGCCGGCCACACCGTCGACGGCGACTCGTTCCAGAACGCCACCGTCAGCACGCTCCCCGAAGGCCCCACGATCGACCTCGAGGTGTCGTCGTGATGGACGCGATCCTGTTCGACAAGGGACTCGACCTGTACGAGCGCTACTGCTACAAGCGCGACTCCGGCCTGATCGTGTCCAGGTTCCGGCCGTTCGACGAGCTCGACATGCAAGACCAGCTCGCGTTCGCCGACTTCATCGGCTTCAACGCCGGCCGGATCATCGCCGAGAACTCCGGCTGGCCCGCCTCGTCGAAGTTCGACCTGTCCACGCGGCCGATCTCGGCCTGTGCGGCCACCGACGCGTACGCCGCCCGGGCGCCGATCACCGGCACCGGCTACGCGCAGGCGACGCAGGCGACGCCGACCGCAACCGCAGGCACCCTCGGCCAGAAGGCGTTCACCGTGCTGTCGTGGGCAACTGGCGCCGCGACCGACTGGACGAACCCCTGTTCGATCGTCTGCTCGGACGGGTCGTCGCTGATCGTCGCCTGGAACCTCGTCCCAGGCGGCGCCGCCCAGGTGATGTCGGCCGCGAACACGACGATCAACGTCACCCCGACGTACCTGCCGACGAACCCGCCGTAACCCCGGTCGGCGCCGGTGCCGACCACTAGCTTCTTCCCCAGCACGAACGCGGCGCACGGCAGCGACACCGCCTTCCAGAACCCGGCCAACGCCTACGCCGACGACGGCGTCTACGCGACGACGACCACGGCGGTCGCCACCTTCGGCGCGATCCTCGGCAACTTCGGCATCTCGCTGCCGGGCGGCGCCACGATCACCGCCGTCCAGATCGTCGCCAAGGGCTACATCGGCAACGCCGGCCGTCCGGTTGACCTGCACGCGTGCGCCCGCCTCGCCGGCGTCGACCAGACCGTCCACGACGTCCTCGGCTTCGCCGCCGGCTCCGGCTCGCCGCAGTACGCGACCTTCGACGTCACCGCCGACCGCGCCTGGGCGGCAGGCGACTTCACGAACGCGAACTTCCAGGTGTCGTTCTGGTGCCGCGTAGCGGGCAGCCTCGGCGTGATCACGAGCATCGACGTCGTCCGCGTCGACATCACCTACTCGACCGCGGTCACGATCAACACCACGCCGAGCGGCGGCATTGTGCTCGGCGGCGGCCGGTCGTTCCAGCGGGTGCGGACGTTCACCGCCGGCGGCGGCATCCGGCTCGGCGGCACGACGGTGACGAAGTTCCCCGGCCCGATCAACCTGACCGCCCCGGTCGTGTCGGGGTCGCTCGTCCAGGGGCAGGTGCTGACCTGCTCGCCCGGCACCTGGCAGCAGGGAAGCTAAGTGGCCGCCCCCGTCGCCCCCGTCCTCGACACCTTCAACCGGGCCAACGGGCCGCTCGGCGCGAGCTGGGGCGGCACCGTCACCGGCCAGGACTCACCACGGATCGTGTCGAACCGGGCGCAGGCCTCGGGCGTCGATCCGAACCTGTCGGACGCGTACTGGCTCGGGTTCACCGCCCGCTCGGCCGAGGTCTACATCGACGGGCTCGGCGTCACCTCCGGGAACCTGTACTTCGCCCTCTACCTCTGCGTCATCAACCCGGGCAAGGCGAACTGCTACGGGTTCATGATCGACTCGTCCGACGAGGCGTCGAACCCGGCGCTGACGCTCTACCGGATCGACAACGGCACCGAGACGCAGGTCTGGCAGTCGGCGTCCGGTGGCCTCAACCCAGGCGACCGGCTGTGGGTTCACGCGCAGGCAGGCACCGGGTCGCCGCCGACGTCGACGACGATCACGATCTACGTCAGCCGAGGCGGTGGCGCCTGGACGCTGATGACGACGCAGGTGCTCTCGTACTCGTACCTCGGCTACGTCGGATTCGCGGTCGACCAGTGGGCAGCCGGCAGCTACGGGCAGTCGTACATCGACAACTTCTACGGGCAGAGCTTCGACGCGATCACGCTCACGTCGACGCCGGCGGGCGGCATCCGTATGGGCGGCTCGGCCGCGATCGCCAAGACGAAGGCGTACCTGCCGTCGAAGGGCATCGTTCTCGGCGGCAGCAGCACCCGATCGAGGGCGATCGCGGCGTCACCGTCTGGAGGCCTCGCCTTGGGTGGGTCTGCGGCCACGCTCGTGTCGGGGATCAGCTACGCGTACCAGTGGCAGCGAGACAACCACGGCAACGGCGTGTTCACGCCGATCGCCGGCGCGACGACGAACCTGTACACGACGCAGCTCGCCGACATCGGCTGCCAGGTCCGCTGCCAGGTCACCGCCACCGACCTGTCCGGCTCGAAGGTCGCCGGGTCGAACACCGTCGGGCCCGTCACGCCCGTCGCCACGGTCTGCACGCCCTCGGGTGGGCTGCGCCTCGGCGGCGCCGCGACGGCGAACCGGGCGCGGTCGTATCTTCCGGCCGGCGGCGTCATGCTCGGCGGGCAGGCCAGTTCGTCTCGTTTGCTCGTCGCGCCGCTGGCCGGAGGCATCCAACTCGCAGGCCTGGTCGCCTACCTGCGGACGCTGACCAAGACCGCGAAGAGCGGCATCGTCCTCGGCGGCTCCTGCCAGGTCACACGGCAGCTCATCAAGACGCTCAGCGGCGGGATCGTGCTCGGCGGCGTCGCCGTCACCAGCAAGTCCGGCATCACCACCGTCGCGCCCCGGGCCGGGATCCAGCTCGGCGGCCACCAGACGAACACACGTGCGATCACCTGCCAGCCGAAGGCCGGCATCGTCCTCGGCGGCGACTGCCAGGTCACCCGTGCTGGGGTGCTCGCACCGGTGGGCGGCGTCCGGCTCGGTGGGACCCGAGCGTACGCACTGATCCGCAACACGGCACGTACGGGCGGGATCGTCCTCGCAGGCGCGTGCGACACGATCATCAACACCGGCCTGGCGAAGAACCCACGCGGCGGCCTCATCCTCGGCGGCAAGACGCTGATGGCGATCGGCCGGACGCCGACCGGAGGGCTACGCCTCGGCGGCCAGGTCAGCCGGACAATCCTCCGGGCCTCGGTTCCCGCCGGTGGGCTGCGCCTCGGCGGGACCGCCGCCGAGGCCCGGAGCATCGTCAGCGCGCCGGTCGGCGGCCTTGTGCTCGGCGGTAGCCAGACGAGCGCGCGGGTGATCGCCAGGCAGCCGAAGGCCGGGATCGTCCTCGGCGGGGCCTGCTCGAGCTCGCGGCTGCTGTCCAAGGTTCCGGGCGGTGGAATCCGTCTCGCCGGCGGCAACACCACCGCCCGGACGATCGTCTGCTCCCCCTCCGGGGGAATCACCCTCGGCGGCCGGATCTCTTACGCCACGACGCTGAACCGGCCGGTCAGGGGCGGCATCGTGCTCGGCGGTGCGGTCCGGACCGCAACCAGCCGCCGAGTTTTCGGCGGTGTCCGGCTCGGCGGCGCCACTACCTGTCTACGACTCGTAGACCGGATCGTCACCGGCGGCATCCGCCTCGCAGGCGGCGTCCGGATCGGCTACGAGCACGCGCCGAAGGCAGGCATCGTCTTAGGGGGCTACAGCCAGTCCGTGCTGGTGCGCGCCAAGCATCCGGTCGGCGGCATCATTCTCGCCGGCACGGTCGCCGTCGCCAGCCACGTGTCGCAACGCGCGGGCGACGCCGAACTCACCACCATCGCCGCCGACGCGGAACTGACGATCATCGGGGTGGGCGACGCCGACCTGGAGGTCGTCGCCGTCGACGAGGCGCTCGTCCTGTCGGTGCTGTGACCACCGTCGACGACGTCCTCGTCGCGCTCGTCGGTGGGCTGTTCGTCCTGGCGATCGCGCTCCTCCGCGTGCAGATCAAGATGCGCGAGCGGATCGCCCGGCTGGAGGGCATCGTCAACCATCAGCGCCCTGGCTAAGTACGCACGTTCGCGCGTACACTCGTTCGCATGACGGAGTGGTACGAGAAGCCGTATCCGAAGCACTCGAACCCTCCGAGCGTCTCGCTGCCGCGCACCCTCTACGCGCCCCGCCACGACGAGGGCTTCTACTCCGGCCCCGACGTCACCGCGATCAAGCGCGCCGTTTCCCGGCTGGGCCGGTGGCCGTGGGATCCGGAAGGGTGGGACGACGGCTACGCCGACACATTCGCGTTCGGCACGTCCGGCAACGTCAAGGACACCGGCGTCAAGGGCGTGCAGCGCCAGTCGGGTCTCGACCAGTCCGGCGTCTTCGGCCCGCACACGTTCGAGGTCTTGCGGACGGCCGCGATCCCGGCCGGGCTCCCGCACGCCGGCGAGCGCGCCTTCGACGACTACGCGCTCAACCTGCTCAAGAGCTACGACCCCGGCTACGACGTCCCCAACCTGGGGCCGGTCAGCGCGAACGGCAAGAGCGTGCTCGACCACGACCTGACGCACCCGACCGGTGGACTAAATCTCTACCCCGCCTTCGACGACGCGTTCAGCCCGGGCGCGACGATCATCGCCCCGGAGGCGATCGAGATCGTCCGCGACTCCAGCTCCGACCCCGGTGACGCCTGCTACGCCGAGGGCGACTCGAAGCTCGACTACTGGTTCGGCCACCTTGTCTCGGCGCCGAAGGTCGGCACTCGGATCGGGAAGGGCGGCAAGGTCGGCGTCGTCTTGGATCACAACCAGGGCGGTGGCCCGCACGTCCACGTCGGCGTCAACGTCGAGCGGCTGTGGGGCAACGGTAAGCAGCTCACGCACCACACGAACTACACGCACGGCGCGCCCACGGTCGGGTCGCAGCTCGCGGCCGGACACCCTCTGTGAGCAACCCGGAGGAGTGGATCGGGCTCGGCTTCGTCTCGACGGCGGCGAACGCCGCCCCCGACGTGATCGCCGACATGGGGCCGATCGACGTCGTCTGTCCGCAGATCGCGTTCGGCATGAGCCCACCGGAGAACGACCCTGGCCTCGACGACGCGATCGCGTGCATGGGCCGCTGCCTCGAGCTCGGCCTCGACGTCGCCGGCTGGGCCTGGTGCGCGTACCCGGAGCTGGCCTGGGACGAGGCGACCTACCACGCCGGCGTCGCGCTGACGCTGGGCCTGGAGCGGTTCGTCGCCAACATGGAGGAGCCTTACGACGCGCACGGCAACACCCAGGACGCGCGCATGTGGGCGCCCGACCGCTACGCCGACGCGTTCCGGGCGATCGCGCCGCAGGTCGAGCTGGGCGTGACGACGACGCCACGGTGGGCGAGCTCGGGGAACGAGCTGCGCGCGGCCGGCGCGACGATCATGCCGCAGGCGTTCACCGGCGAAGTCGCCGAGGCGACGATCCCCGTCTGCGTCGACCACGCCAAGAGCTGGGGCTGGCCAACAGACCGGATCCGCCCGCTGGTGCAGGTCTACAAGACGAACGGGCAGCGGCCGGACGCCGCCGTCTACAACGCCGACGCCGCCCTGTACTCGGTCGGGGTCGTGCCGTACACGCTCGAGCAGGCCTTCGACGGCGAAGGGACGGCGATGATCCGCGAGCTGTCGCCGTCGATCACCCGCCCGCCCGTGACGGCGGCGGTGAAGCCGCCACCCGACCTGCCGTTCGCCCGGGCGCTGTACCCGCCCGACGCGGCCGCGAAGGGCAAGAAGCCGTCGAAGGACGGCCCCGACGTCGAGGCGGTCAAGCGCGCGATCAGCCGCGCCGGCTACTGGCGCTGGCAGACGTTCGACCGCGTCTACTCGAACGGGTTCGCGCACGGCCGCTCCGGAGACGGCCCCGGCATCGAGGGCTTCCAGGCAGACCACGTCCTCGACCCCTCGGTGGCCCCGACCGGCTGGTACGGCTCCGCGAGCCACGAGGCGCTCCGCTGCCACCTGATCGCACCAGGGCTACCACACGCCGGCGAGTGGGCGTTCGACGCCTACGCGATCGACCTCTACCGGCAGGCGACGTAGTGCCGTGCTCGCCCTCGCCGTCGCCCTCGCCTTGCTGGTGCCTGTCCTGATCCTCGTCGCCCTCTGGATCATCTGGCGGCAGCTCACGGACCGGTAGACCAGGTGCCGGAACTGTTTTTCCCGCACTTTGCGTGACCTAGCTGGTATCTTTCGAACCTTCACGATCTGTTGCACGCTGGGTGAGCGCAGATCGTTTATACGTTCGGGCTCGCCGCGCAGCTCTCAGCGACACGGAAGAGTCGGCAGCCAGAGGCCTACCCTGCGGCGGCAAGGAGGCACCAGCATGGCCCGGAGACCCGGCTACGAGGTCGGACGCCTGCTGACCGATGCTCTGCACCGGCACCGGCTCACGCCCGCGAAACTCGCCGACACGCTCGGCCACTCAGAAGCGGCGGTACGGCGCTGGCTCCGCGACGCGGTTACACCACGCGACGCGCATGCCTACGAGCTCGTCGACCAGCTCGAGCTCGACGTCAGCGAGTTCATGGCCGCGATCGTCCGCGACCGCCAACGCCGCCAGCGACACAGCGACAAGCTCAAGCGCGGAGGCGCGGCGGCGGTCATCTTCACCTGCCTCGCCCTCGGCGGCGGCCTGCACCTGGCGGGCCCGCTCGACCCTGGCCTCGACGGCAAGCTCCGCGACGGGCACCACCTGTACTCGTTCCCGACCTGGGGCGTCGTCGTCGACGAAAGCGGCGAAAGCGGCCGGTGACCGAGATGACGACGGTCGAGGAGGTCGCGGCGCTGCTCGCGCAGAGGTTCGGCAGCCACGTCTACTACCTCGCCCGTTGCGGTCATGTCGCCGAGGCGCCGGCGCCGTCGCGTGACGCCGAGTTGCAGCTCGGCGGCTCCGTCGAGTGTCCCGAGTGCCATCTGCCGCGTCGGGTGATCGGCTACGTCCCGGTCGAGGACGTCAGGTGATCGCTCTTGTGGCCGAGGACCCGTTCGCCCGGCACGCGCGCGACTCCGAGGAGCTGTCGGAGCGGCGGCTCTTCGCCGCTGCCGTGCACGCGAACGGCGGCATGATGTTCGTGCCGTTCTCGGCCATGCAGCTCGCGGCGGACGACCGGATCGAGTTCGCCTACCACGCGGTCGAGGGCGGAGTGCTCATCAGCGCGAGGCCGCGTCCATGAACTCCGGGGCTAGGTTCTGCGGCTTGGCCCCGGGGTCGGAGCAGGCTGAGGGCGGGCGCCGCCGGGCGCCCGGCCTGCTCCGATGATCCACGCCGTCCCGGAGCCGGAGCGCTACGTCGACGCGCGCGAGCTCGCCGCCAGGATGGGCGTCGGCACGACGACGGTCAAGAAGTGGGCGGCCGAGGGGATGCCGTCGTACACGTGGGGGCTCAGGCGGACGCGCCGCTACCTCGTCAGCGAGTGCATCGAGTGGGCGCTGGCCCGGGAGAGTAGGATCAGCCCACCACCAGGCGGCGCACGAACGTCGCCCGGGCAACCGAAGGAGTAGTTCGATGCCGCAGCAGCTTCCCTCCGGCCGGTTCCGTGGACGCGTCCGTCACCCGCGCACCGGCAAGCAGCTCAACCCGCGCGCCGTCATCGGCGGCCCGGAGACGTACGACAGCTACGAGGCGTGCAAGGCCGCCGAGACCTCGGCGCGCGACCTGCTGCTCTCGAACGCCCGCGTCGGCGTTACCGTCTCGGAGTTCTGGCAGCAGTGGACGACCGACCCGTTGTTCCTCAGACCAGCCGCCTCGACGAACATCCACTACCGGGAGCGCACCGCCAAGTTCGTCGCCAAGCACGGCGACCTGCCGCTGCGGGCGATCGGCGACGAGATCGTCGCCGAGTGGATCAAGGGCGGCAAGAACCTGAACACGGTCACGGCGCTGCGCGCGTTCTTCAACGACGCAGCCTCCGCGAAGGCCGGCAGGCTCGTCTCGCTCAACCCGTTCGCCAAGCTGGGGCTCCCGACGAGCCGAGGCCGCCGCGACACGATGCCGCCCGACGAGGCCTCGCGGGCCGGGCTCGTCCAGTTCGCCGCCGAGCTGACGCCGCCGTCGTTCACCGCCTTCCTCGACGTCGCCGCCCACGAGGGCATGCGCCCGGGCGAGCTGGACGCGCTGCGCTGGTCGAAGGTCGACTTCCAGGCCGGCACGATCCTCGTCGACGAGCAGTGGTGCGCGAAGGCCCACGAGTTCACCAGGCCGAAGCACGGCACCGTCCGTACGATCGCGCTGACCGACCCGGCGAAGCGCCGGCTGCTCAACCTGGCCCGCGAGTCGGAGTTCGTGTTCACCACCCTGCGTGGCACCCACTACCGCCCGACCAGCCGCGTGCACCACTGGAACCGCGTCCGGGCCGCAGCCGGGCTCGGGAACGTCGCCCTCTACACGTGCACACGGCACTACTTCGGCTGGTACGCCTGGAACGTGCTCGAGCTCGACCCCAGGGACATCGCGCTGCACTTGGGCCACCAGGACGGCGGCGAGCTCGTCCGCAAGCTGTACGGACACGCCGACGCCGCCCGCGCCCGCACCCGCATCCGCGACGCGTTCCAGACCGCCCCGGCCGCGCCGGTGCCGATCAGGGTCGCCAGGTGACCGAGGATCCGATCGTGCTGGTGCGCTGGAAGGAC